TTAGCAAACGACACAGATGCAATAACAGGAACTACAGGAAAAGACGGAAACTTTGAGGAAGTAAAACTAGGAGATATTCAAGTTAAGTACAATACTTCAAGTCAGGGAACTGGATCTATAAATAATATTTTAGATGTCTACCCCTGGCTTCAAAGTTATCTTGGAGCATATATGTTAGGCGGCGCTGGCAGTTTCCAACTACGGGCGGTTAGAGGATAATGGCAGGACAACTAGATTCACTATTAAAAAACGTAGCCAAACAGGTGGTGTCTCAACTAGGAGACTCATTAGACACAACTATTGTTTATACACGACAGGCATCAGCCTCTTACAACACATCTACTGGTGCAGTAACTACCAGTGACACAAGTTATACAATAAAAGTTCCCGTAGAGTTTATACAGTCCACCGAAGAAACTGGCTATCAGGAAAACGTAGCTAGAATTTTTATAACACCTGATCTTATAGGCGACAGCCAACCGCTACTATCAGATGAGATCACTCTCACATTTTCTGGATCGACCAGAGTTGCAAAGATTACAGATGTAAGAACTTTGCGTGGTGGTCAAGAATATTTATTCAGAGTTGACGTTATTTTCTAATGACTCTAGTAAACGCACGAGCAGCATTTGAAACCGCAATCAAAAATGCAGTAACAACTGCTGACAACACAGTGACAGTTGTGTTCGACAATATGCCCTTTACAACTCCAGGTAAAACAAAGAAGTATGTAATGGTAAATTTAGACTTCACTCAATCTACAACTCAATTTCAAGGTGCAGCAGTTGATTACTACGCAGGAACCATAAGATGTGCAGTTATGACACCATCTAACAAAGGAACTGCTGTAGCTGCTGCAATTTCAGAATCAGTTATTAATGGTCTTACTTCTGTAAATGCTGCTAACTATGTAGATACTTTTTCTGTAACTCCAAGAGTAACTGAAATTAGTGGACCGTCATCTGTAGTAACAGAAGATCAAAGTCACTTTATGAGCGTAATAAATTGCGATTTTACAGCCAATGCGTAGAGTAAAAGATTTAAAACATCTACCAAATGATTTAGCTGGTCTAATTGTAAAGGGCAGAGCAGAAGCAGCATCCGAGATTCACTACTCCCTACAAAATCGAAGTCCTTGGTTTACTGGAACATTTAATACAGCTTGGCAAATAAAAGGTGCTCCAGTTTTACCTACAGTTCCAAGAAAAGATATTGATAATCCTACATTTACAAGTCGTAAAGCTCCAAAAAGGCAAAAGCCCATATACACTTCTTTAGTTAAATCTCTTTATGTAGGTAACAAAGCTGACTATGCAGCATTTGTAATTAACCAAGAGAAAAGTCCTTATGAACCCAATCAGATGTATTTCGAGTTATTTGAACAAAGAAAAGCAGATGGTTCAAGATTCAAAACAACTCCTAGACCTAATACCCCTAATTGGTATTTTATTTACTTAGGAGGTAACTTCTTAGAAAAAGATATTAATAAAGGATTTCAGATGGTAGGGTTCAAACCGAAGCGTAATTATACAATGCACAAAGGCACGAGTGCTTAATTTTATACTTTGAGTTATACTACAGAAATAGATACGATTTTTTATGCCAACAGAAAGAGCAATCGACAAACTAAAAGCTGCTTTTAGTGTCCAAGAACGTAGTAGCTACTCTATC